ACCATCGTAGTCTCAGGTCCCCCGGGCGCTGCGGCGCCCGGGGGCTCCCTTGGCCGCCGGCCTCCGGCCTGGCGGCCTCCGGCCTCCGGCCAAGGCCTTGGGCGCCCTCCTGTCGGAGGGCGCAGTCTGGCTGCGTCTTCCTGTCGGAAGACGCAGTTTCCCCCGCCCCCGTTGGGCCCCCACGTGATTTGCCAGGCTCGTGGCTTTTCACCGTAGGTGGCCGGCAGGGAGCGTGGTCCTCCCTCTCGGGCGGACCAGCGTGCTACCTGCTGGTCGGCTTGCCCCTTTCGACCTTCGCCTTGTGGCTCTAGATCTACTCAGGCCCTGCCCGTTCCCGGAGACGATGCCACCGTTGGGCCGGGACCTCGTCGGCCTACATGGTGGTAACCTTGGGTGGCGAGGCCACCAGCTGGTTCCCGGGGGTGAGAGGTTCGCACGGGTGCCCCCCGGGTGTGGTTCGTCTCTACTTGGTGAACCGGGCGATCTCCTCGGGGGTGGCCTTGCGGACGACGACCTCGCTGGCCATGGCGGCCCATTCGGCTTCCTGGCGCTCGAGGTACTTGCGGCGGCGTTTGGCGTCGCGACGGCGACGCTCCGGGCTCTTCCAGATGGAGGATGACCCCATGCCTCTACGCATGGTGCTGACGATAGGCGACCGGATTGCGTGGTGCAAGTCGGCCGTGTAGGGTTGGGTGCTGGAGTTGGCCCCGGCCCTCGTCGAGGGTGGTCGTGGAACCTCCCCCCTCCGGGGGTCGGGGCGGCTCGCCTGGCAACGAGGGAGGCGCAGATGGCGTGGGTGAAGCTCGGGGAGTCCGGCCGGGTGTCGGTGTGGGCCGACGGTTCCCGGCGCCAGGTCCGGCTCCGCCGTGACGGCCAGCCGGCGGTGCGGGCCGAGGTGCTCGACCCCGAGCTCGTGGCCGAGCTGCTCGCCGGTGCCGTGGGCATGACGCACCGGGTGGCGACCGCTGCCGAGTTCGCCGCCGCCAGCCGCCTGGCCGAGCCCGGCGACACGGTCCTGGTCACCGCCGACCCGCACCAGCGCCTGTACTGGGACGGCACCGCCGGGGCGCGTTCGGGTGTGCCGGGGCGCCACATCACGGTCACGACAGCACCGGGTGTGGTCCTCACCGGCGCCAAGGACTCGGGCACGGCGCTGCTGGACCTGTACCGGGTGTCCCATGTCGACGTGGTCGGCGTGACCGGGCGCACCTCGTCGTTCGGGGTGCGGGCCATGGCGCTGGTCGGCACGGCGGCGTCGCCGTGCCGGCTCGAGCGGCTGCACCTGTCCGACCTGGCGTCGGTCGGGGTGCTGATCGCCCGACCGTACGGGGAACCGGGCCCCTCGGCTCACGTGCACCTGTCTCGCTCGACGGTCCTCGACGTGGGCGGCGAAGCGGTCTACATCGGTACCGGCGACCCGGCCTGGGTCGACGAGACCCATGACGTGACCGTGAGCGGCTGCACCATCAGCGAGGGGCGCCGCGAAGCGGTCGATATCAAGCCCGGCACTCGCCGGGTGACCGTCGAGGGCTGCGAGATCTCCCGCATGGCCCCACTCGATTCGGCCGCCATCGTGTGCAACCTGTCGTGGGTCCAGGACCACCCCCGCCCCGGTGAGCACGCCGGCCACGTCATCCGGCGCAACCGCATCAGCGACCACAACCCGGGCCGTGACCCCCAGGCGAATGACATCGGGATCTGGCTCGGTGGTGGCGGGGTGCTGTGCGAGGCCAACGAGATCGACGGCGTCCGCCCCGACGGCCGGGGCGGCAAGGCCATCAGCGTCTGGGCCAACGGCCACGACATGGGCCCGGCGGTCAACGTGGTGCAGAACAACGTGTGCCGGTCCGCACCGATCTGGGTCGCTCCGGAGCTGGTGGGCGCCACTCGCCTGGCCGGCAACGTCACGCCCTGAGGCCGGGCAGCGTGCCGGTAGCGGCGAGGGCGATGTCGTAGGCCGACCGGAGGTGGCGGAGCCTGCCGGTGCCTGCCGTCTCGTTGCGCCCGACCAGGGAGCCTGGGTAGTCGTCGAGGGGGCGCTGGCCGTGCCGGGCGGGGGGTACCACCACGACGCGGCGCCCGGTGGTGACCCCCCACGCCTCCACCCAGCCCCAGACCCGGGCGGTCTCGATCGCCGGCCGGGGCGAGATGACCCGGCGCCGGTTGCCGATGTAGGGCGACGGTGTGCGCACCGACTCCACCGCCACGACCTCGGGCTCGAAGGACCCGAGGGTGGCGAGCACCAGGAGCCGGTAGGCGTTCCAGTTGCCTCCTCGGCGTTGCAGCACCACCTGGTCGCAGACCTCGGCCTCGGCGCTGAGCGCCACGACCCCGGTCCAGGTGGCGCCGGGGTCGACGCCCACCACTTGCACCTGGCGGCCTGTCGGGTCTACCATGCCGGGCGATCTTAGGGCGAGCAGGGGGACGGGGCCAGTGTGTGAAGAGGTGGTTGTCGTGCGGGCTCTCCTGCGTATCGTGGTCGTCGCTGCATGCCTCGCCGGCGCAGCGACCGTGGGGGCTGGGGCCGCTCCCGCCCGTGGCCCCGCCCCCACATCTCCTCTCTGCGTCGACGGGGTGTGCGACTTCCGCGCCTGGAACGGGGTCGTGATGTGTGAATCGGGCGGCGACCTCGACGCCACCGGTGCTGCCGGTGAGCGCGGCCTGTTCCAGTTCAGGCAGAGCACCTGGGACGCCGTGGCGGCGCACCGGGGTGCGCTGCGTCTGGTGGGTGCCGACCCGGCGGCGGTGTCGCCGAGGGCGCAGTGGCGCCAGGCCCGGTATCTGGCGTGGCGGATGCCGGGCGGGGGGTTGCGGCATTGGGCGTGCGGCTGGCGGTGGGGTGACGGCACTCCACCGGTCGCGCTCCGCTGACGAGGACGACGATGGAGCTGCGGCCTGTGTCGTGGAGGGCGGCTCGCCGGTGGGTCGCCGAGGTGCATTCCCATAGTGGTGTGGCGCTGCCCGCCGGGTGGCTGATCGGCACGTCGGTATGGGACGACGGCCGCATGGTCGGCGTGGGGATGCTGGGCCGTCCCGTCGCCCGGCACATGTCCGACGGGGTCACTGCCGAGATCACCCGGGTGGCGACCTGCGGCACCCCGAATGCGTGCTCGATGATCTACGGGGCGCTGCGCCGAGCGGGGGTAGCGGTCGGCTATGGGTTGGCTGACATCTGCGCCCCGTTGCACGGTCTGACCGAGGTCGCACAGTCCGCTGGGTGGTGGTGGGCGCACCGCGGTTTCGCGGTGGTGTCGGACAGGCCCGCCACGCTGCACGACGAGCCGTTCGGCTCCCGCCGCCGGCTCCACAACCCGCACGGCCCGTCGGTCACCTACCGTGACGGCTGGTCGTGCTGGCATTGGCGCGGACTGAGCGTTCCCCGGTGGGTGATCGAGGAGCCGACGGTGGAGCGGATCATGACCGAACCCAACGTCGAGGTCCGGCGGGCGGCGATCGAGTCGTACGGTTGGGACCGGCTGCTCGACCATATGACCCTGGTGGATCATGACGACGACCCGCACCGTGGTGATTTGTATGACCCACCCGCGATTTGGATTGACAGCGACCGGCCTGCACCGATACGGGTGCTGATCGTCCGCAACGGCACCCCAGCACCGGACGGGTCGTGGCCTCTATACGGTCTGACGGTCCCGGCCGTGGTCGATACCGTCAGCCGGGCGCAGGATTGGCTCGCCGGGGTCGACGGGCTCGTGCTGGCCCGCCGCACCTAGGAGGCGTGTGTGTGCGCGATCATCGAGGGCTTCGCTGACCTGGCGGTTGAGCGGTGGCGCCGCGCCCGTAAGCCGCACCGGTGCATCGAGTGCGCGCGGACGATCAACCCGGGCGAACGCTATAAGCGCTGGGTCACGCTGTACGACGATCGCTGGGCCTCGGACGCGACTTGCGGGCACTGCTGCGAGATGATCCGGTGGCTGACCGTGGTGTGCCTCGGCGACTTCTACCGTGGGGACGCGATCGAGGAGATCGAGCGTCACGTCGATGAGCTCGATTGGATGGCGTCGGATTCGCTGCATTGGGATGAGGAGCGGGTCGATCAGCTGGTCGGGAACGTGCGGGCGTGGTCTGGGCCGGGGGCTGTGGTCGCCCGCCTGGTGCGTCACGCCGCCGCCAAGTGGCAGGGGGTGACGGTGGACGACGCCCGCGAGCTGGCCGAGCAAGCCATCGAGGCGTGGCGAGAAGCCGAGCGGCGCACGTGAGGGTCGGGGCGCTGTGCGCCGGGTACGGCGCAATCTGGACGACGTCATAGCGACGCTACTGTGAGGACATGCCCTCACCGACAAGGCCCGGGACCCAGCACCTGACCAAACGCCAGCGCCGGGACCAGGCGGTGAAGGCGTGCATGGACGGGACTCACAACATCTCCGAGGCGGCCCGCCAGTGGGGCTGGAACCGGACCTACCTGTCCAAGCTGGTCTCGGCCGAGCGCAAGAGGGTCGCCGCCGAGATCGAGGCGGCGAGGGACAAGCTCGACTCGGCGGCCGAGCGGGCCGCAGCAGCCGAGGCGGCGAGGGCGGGGCTGAGCCCGCTCGGGCTCGGGGAGCACCGCCGGGTGCCGGTGGGCGCCGAGTTCCAGCGCCTCTATTTCGGCCACCTGTCGTGCTACGACTGCGGGGTACCGCACCCGCTGCCGGACTTCCATGTGGAGGAGCTGGAGGTGATCCGGGACCCCCGCAACCGGGTGGCCATGATCCTGCAGCCGCCGGGGCACGCCAAGACCTCGGTGGTGACGGTGCGGGACCTGGTCAACGACGTGTGCTTGGACCCGAACACGCTCCAGATCGTCGTGTCGCAGTCGGCGCCGTTCGCTCGGGCCCTGCTGGCCGGCGTGTCGGAGCTGCTGACGAACAACGAGATCTATGCCGGCGCTGCCCGCAACCCGATCGAGGACTGGGGGCCGTTCAAGCCCGAGTCGAGGGAGGGGAAGTGGTCCGCCACCGAGCTGTACGTGGCGGGCCGCCAGACGGCCGAGCCGCACCCGACCGTGCTGGCGATCGGCCTGGGCAACCAGATCTACGGCCGGCGAGCCCACAAGATCCGCTTCGACGACATCGCCACCCTGAAGAACCAGGAGAACCCCGACCAGGTTCTCAAGCAGCTGGAGTGGATCGACAAGGAGGCATTGAGCCGGGTGGGGGCGAACACCGGGCGCGCCATCTTCTGCGGCACGAGGATCAGGCCCGACGACATCTACGCCACCCTGCTCCAGCGCGACTACCTGGTGGTCCGGTACCCGTGCATCCTCGACGAGAACGCCGGGACGACGCTGTGGCCCGACCACTTCCCGATCGAGGCTGCGCTGGCCCGGCGCGAGACGATGCGGAGCCGCCAGGACTGGGAGCTGGTGTACCAGCAGGTCGACGTCCCGGGGGCGGGGATGAGCTTCCCGTGGGAGGTGATCGAGCCGTGCCTGGACGGGTCCCGGGTGGCCGGCGAGGTGGAGCAGGGCTGGTTCCTGGTGCTGGGCCTGGACCCCGCCGGGGCGAACCGGGACTCGGGGTACACGGCGTTCGTGCTCCTCGGGGTCGACCCGCGCACGGGGTACCGCTACCTGGTGGAGGCCAGCCACCACCTGCAGATGAAGGCGCCGGAGCTGAAGTCGAAGATCTTCGATTTCGCCGACCGGTACCCGCAGCTGCGCGAGATCCGGGTGGAGTCCAACGGGGTGCAAGCCCAGATCGTCCAGTACAACGAGGAGATCACCCTGCCCCTGGCGCGCCGGGGGGTGCGGGTCACCCCGCACTTCACCCATTCGCACAACAAGACGGACTCGGTGTTCGGGGTGGAGACGATGGCGCCGCTGTTCCACACCGGCCAGGTCGCCATCCCCTGGGGGTCGGGGCCGACCCAGGCGATGTTCAAGCCGCTGGTGGACGAGCTCACCGTGTTCCCCCTCGGCAAGACGTCGGACCTCGTGATGGCGTTCTGGTTCGCCGAGCTCGGCGTGCGGGACCTCGTCTTCAAGGCGAACCTGCCGATGTTCGACGAGCGCACCAAGCGCTGGCCGCAGCGGATCCGGTCCCGGCGCCGGGTGATCGACTTCGCTTCGGGGGTGGTGACCCCGGTCCCGTTGCGGGACCAGGCCCAGACGTTCGGGGTGTCGCCCGGGCGCCTGGTGGCTGGGCGTATGCTTCCTCATGCCAGCGTTGAGGCCCGCCCTGGCCGGGATCCCATCCAACTGGTGAACATGGAAAGGTCCGTCGACAGCCATGGCGACCCTCCAAGCGCAAGACCTGGTTGACCTGGTGACCTCGTGGCGGGCCCGCTACCTGGAGCGGGACCGGCGCCACACCCGGATTGACGAGATCGTCACCGACGACGGGGTCCTGACCGACGCCAACGGCGAGCCGCTCGATCGGGTGTCGCCGAACCTGATCCAGGTGGGGATCGAGGACACCGCCGACGCTGCGGCGCTGGTGCCGTCCGTGCGGGTGATGCCGCACCGCACGACCAAGCAGGTCAAGGCGTCGGCGGCGGAGATGGAGCGGATCGCAGCCCACTACGGCCGGATCTCCAACGTCCCGCTCCTGATCCCCCAGACGGTGCGGGACATGGCGACCTACGGGCACTCCGCCTGGTTGGTGCGCCCGGAGTTCGCCGTCAAGGCGCCGGTGATCGAGCGCCGGGACCCCCGGACGTGCTACCCGGAGCCTTCCCACAAGCCCTACCAGCCGGTGCGCCGGGCGGTGTTCCTGCGCCGGGTGTACCTGTCGAGCCTCTCACCGGACTACCAAGCCATGGTCGCCCCCGAGCTGGGCTTGCGCAGCATCGACAGCTACCGCAACCAGGAGATCGTCTTCGTCGAGTACTTCGATGACGAGGTGTCGTTGACGGCGGCGGCGTGGGGGTCGTTCGGGGCGATCGGGATCGGGCCGAGCTTGCAGTCCCAGTCCAGGGACGTGCGGGTGATCCCCCTCGAGGAGGTGGAGAACCCGACCGGGGTGTGCCCGGTGGTGGTGCCGGCCCGCCTGACCATCGATGGGGAGTACCGGGGCCAGTTCGACCAGGCGATAGACCCCCAGATCGCCCATCACCGGCTCCAGGCCCTGTACCTGGACTACGCCGACCAGGCGGTGTACTCCGACATCTGGGTGAAGAACCCGATCGGCGAGGTCGCCTTCGGCGGCGGGTCCTACATCCAGCTGGGCGTGGACGGCCAGATCGGCCGGGTCCCGCCGGCCACGTCGTCGTTCAACGTCGACCGCGGGCTGAGCATGGTCGAGGACGGGATCCACCTGGCGGGGCGGTGGCCGAAGTCCCGGCCCGGCGAGATCGACCAGAGCATCGCCAGCGCCAAGTACCTGGAGGCGTCGGCGGGCATGATGAACACGGTCATCAAGGCGTACCACCTGGTGCTCCAGGACGCCTTCGAGCGGGCGTACCCGCTGGCGTTCGCCATCGACAAGCACTTCTTCCCGGGCCGCAAGACGATGTCGGGCCAGATCGAGAACCAGGAGTTCCTGGAGGACTACAGCACCGACGACATCGACACCGCCAACCTGGTGAAGGTCGACTACGGGTTGGGGCTCGGGCGGGACCCCGCCCAGGCGGCGATCCTCATGTTGCAGTACCAGGGGGCGGGGTTCGTCTCCAAGCAGTTCGTGATGGAGAACATCGACGGCTTGACCGACGTCGCCAAGGTGAAGGCCCAGCTCGACGCCGAGCAGCTGACCGACATCATGTACGGCAAGCTCCTGCAGAGCGCCCAGGCGGGGCAGTTGTCGGATCGCCAGTTGCTGGAGCTCGCCCGGCGCCGGGAGCAGGGGGATGACTTCTTCGCCCTGTACGAGGAGTTCATCGTAGAGCCCGCCGAGGCGGTCGTGGCCGGGTCGGTCCCGTCGGGGTTGTCGCCGGGGCAGTTGCTGGTGCCGGGCGGGACCGGCCCCGTGCCCGCCCCGCCGGGCTTGGCTCCTCCTGGCCCGGGGCCCGGGGTGCCGCCCGCCCCGGCACCGGAGTTGCTGTCTCGGTTGTCGACACCGGTCCCCGGGGCGGGCGGGCGTTCGTTCCTGTCGTCTGATGTCGGAGGTACGTGATGCCGACCACCCCCGCCCCCCTGCCTGAGGAGCTGGCCAGCTCCCCGTACGCCGGCGGCATCGCCGCTGCGGCCGCCCGGGCGAAGGCCGGCTCGGAGTACGTGCGCCCGCCCGGTGAGGGCCTCCCGGCCGAGGTCGTGGCGGCGAAGGGCCCGCTCTACGAGCAGAACCAGGCCCGGGCCGCCGCCATGGAGGCCAAGGAGAAGCGCCGTGGCCGGCGACCCAGCTGACTTCCTCTCCCCCGACGTCACCCCCACCGGCGTGAACCAGCCCCGTCGCCGCTACGGGGACGGGGTGGCGCTCGACAACCTGGCCGACGCCATGCCCGAGGTCGCCGGGTCTGCTCCGGGCCCGCCCCCCGGCGCACCCAGCGCCTCCGGCACACCCGGCCCCCCTGGCGCCACGGCCCCTCCCCCGGGGCTGGGGGTGCCCTCGGTGGTGACCAGCCACCAGGGGTCGGGGTTCACCGGGCCGCAGGGCCCGCCTTCGCCGGCCGGGGCTGCGACTGCGGCGGTGACCGAGGCGCAGCGCCGCCTGGCGGTGCTCGACCAGCTCGCCAACTCCCCGAAGGTGTCCGAAGCCACCCGTGAGCTGGCCCAGCGCATCCTCAAGCTGGTGGCGGGTTGAGCCTGTTCGATTCGATCGATGAGCTCGTCACCGGTGGTGGCGACAGCATCGACTCCCTCGGCGAGTTCGCCGAGGCGATCCCCGGCGCCGTTGAGCAAGGGGTGCGCACGGCGTTCTCGTTCGGGGCGGGGGCCGACCCGGCCGACATCTGGGGGGCGCTGACCGGGTTCGACCCGTTGCACGGGATGGACCTGTCGCGCACCGAGCGCTTGCTGTCGGTCGCCGGGCTGGCGGGGGCGGGTGCGGTCGGCGGGTTGCTGGCCACCCGGACCGGCCGCCACGCCCTCTACGAATCGGGCCGGTTCCTGTACGCCCGCCAGATCTCGGCCGACTCCGAGCGTGGCGCCACCCTGCTGCCGATCCCGGTGGGGTCCTCGGTGAGGAACTACCCGTGGGCCGGCGACATGCCCGAGCGGATGATCCCGGCGGCGATCCGCACCGTGCCCGACGCCGGCTTGTTCTTCCGCACGTCGCGCCAGTTCTCCAACGACGTCCTGGGGGTGATGCCGGAAGGCCCGGCGACGGGGTACGCCCTGGCCGAGCGGCTCGGGGCGTCCCCGAGCGCCGCCGGGTTCCTCGACGCAGCCCGCCACAAGCTGGTCGAAGCGGTGGATTGGCACCAGGCGTCGGTGGCCAGGGCCCCGGACCCGGATGCGGCGCGCTGGCTGGCGCTCGAGTTCGAAACGGTTCGCCTCGACCACGCCGTCGAGAACGACCTGCTGGCCGGGCCCCTCGGCAAGCGGACCGCCAAGGCGTGGCGCCGTCTCCGTTCCGGGGAGGAGCTGTCCCCTGTCGAGCTGGAGGACCTGACCACCGGCTGGAGCCGGTTCGCCCGCCTGATGGAGTGGAACCCGAACCCGGAGCTGTGGTTCACCGGCAACCCCCTCGGGCGCATCGCCAAGGCCGACCTCGACGACTCGACGATGACGTTCGAGGTCCTGATGTTCCCGGGTGCGGCGCTGTCGGACCTCTCGGCGGGTGAGGTCAACCGCCGGGTCGTGGCGATGATCCAGCACAACCCCCATGCGGCCGCCGAGATCATCGAGGACAACCTGGTCCGGCTCTACGACGCCCCCGGGGTGGCCACGGCGCCCGAGGGGGAGCTGTCGTTGCTGGATCGGTACCGGGAGTGGTACCCCACCGCTCGGCGCCAGATCGAGGAGGCGTTCGCTTCCTCGGACGCATCGCTGGGCCAGGCGGTCACGTTCGTGTCGTTGACCTCGGCGGGCACCGACTGGACCGAGAACGTGGCCATGGCCCGCAAGGTGTGGGACGTCGTCGGGCGGGCGGAACGCAAGCGCAAGCGCGACTTCGCCGCCCTCCACGCCGAGCTGCGGGCCGCCAAGTTGTCGGTGTCCCGTGACGACGTGATGCGCCTGCTGATCGCCAAGCACGTGACCCCCGAGGAGTTCTACACCGGGGGGCAGGCCACCGGCGGGTTGAACCTGACGGGCGGGCCGGGGACGCTGCAGGACCTGTGGGAGCGTCGCACCGACCCGCGCACGCTGCTGGAGCTCCGCAAGCGCCCGGGGGCCTGGGCCGGGCTCAAGCAGGAGGAGTTCGACGAAGCGCTGCGGTTCTCCACCGACGCCGACATCGCCAGCCAGGCGATGATGATGGAGCGCTTGCTGTCAGGGTTCCTCGGTGGGTCCCCGGGCGAGGTGGTCGGCCAGGCGGCCCGGGAGGCGGGGCTGGCCCTGGTGGTCGACCGTCAGGCCGTCAAGGGTGGGTGGGGTGCGTCGATCCTGCCGCAGTCCAACCTCTACAACAAGGGGGTCTACGACGTCGTCGCCCACGGCTTCCGGCTGGCGGCGGTCCGCATCGGGGAGATCCCGGCGCTGGGGCGCCCGCTCCTGCCCGAGGAGCTGCAGGCCATCCTGTGGATGAAGGTCAAGCTGGACGGCCGGTCCTCGGTGATCGATGACCTGACCGGCCTCGACCGCAAGTCCAGGGGGAGGGTTCCTGCCAGCGTCGACCCGGTGACCGGCGAGAAGATCCCCGCCAAGCCTTCCGAGCTCGCCCCGGCCAAGATCCCGTTCGGTACCCGCCTGATCGGGGGGACGGCGGGGTGGCGCAACGGGTCGGGGCCGACGTGGGTGTTCGATGACCGGTTCCTGCGCCTGGCTTCCGGGCGTGACAACGCCTTGGCGTTGGCGGGCGTCGACGCTGTCGACGTCGACGCTGCAGCGCCGCCGGTACGCATCGAGGACTGGGACCCCGGCCGGCCGCCGTCGGGGAAAGGCCGCTCCGCCGTACAGAAGGTGCTCGTCCACGTCGACGCCACCGGGACGCCGTCGCTGGCTTTCGACGGGGTCACCATGGACCGGGCCCAAGCCCGGGGGCGTTGGGCGACGGCGTTCGCCGACCCCCGTGGCGGGGTGGTGTGGGCGCCCGTGCGGCCGGCGGTGGTCGATGATGTCGAGCGCGAGCTCGACCGCTTGTTGGCGTCGTCGGCGACGGCGACCGATCCTCGCCTGCCGTCGCGTACCGGGGTGGCGATCCACCCCGGCGCCGCCCCCGAGGCGTGGACCGCCCCGGGGATCCACATGCACGTGTCGCCGCTCCAGCGGCTCCCGGACCTGTCCCCGGGGGAGGCCTCGATCCGTCGCCTGGAGACGGAGATGCGTCGGCTCGGGGTGCGCTACACCGTCACGCCCCAGGCGGCACCGCACACGGGCATCAGCTTCGCTTGGGTCGGCCCGAACCAGAAGCGCTACTGGAGCGGCCAGGCCGCCGTCGAGGACGGGCTGTCCAGCGCCGAGGCGGCTGCTCTGGTCTCGGCGCCGACCGAGCGGATCGAGGAGGTCCGGATCGGGGCGACCGTGACGTTCGACTCGCCCGAGGACCTGCAGCGCACCACCCGCATGCTCTACGACGCTGCCGAGATGGACGACCTGCGGTCGGCTCGGGGTGCCTACCTGGATGCACACGCCCGCCGGTTCGGGCTCGAGCAGTTCCCGGCCCCGGTCCGCTTCCGTCCCCTCGAAGGCGAGGACCTGGCGGCTTGGGACGCCGAGCGGGTGGCGCTGGCGCTGGAGTACGACTCCGCTCCCATGGTCGACCCCGAAGCGGTGCCGGCGTGGGACCAGCTCGAGATCGAGGTGGAAGCGCAGTACGAGTTCATCACCGAGGAGCTGGGCATCGACGTCAAGGTGGTGGATTCGGACCCCTACCCCGACTACGCAGCGATGATCGATGACGTGGTGACCAACAGGACGCTCAAGGTGCTCCGCTCGTCCGAGGTCGACCACCCGTACTGGTCGGCGGCCACCAACGACAAGTTCCGGGCCGTGCACGACTTCTTCGGCCACACCCAGGTGGGCAACAGCTTCACCCGCTACGGGGAGGACGTGGCGTGGGCGCTGCACGCCCAGATGTTCTCCCCTCTGGCCCGCCGGGCGATGACGACCGAGACGAGGGGCCAGAACGCATGGCTGACCTCTTCGCCGTCCAACCTGGAGCGCCAGGCCAGGGGGGCCCGGAACGAGTTCGGCCCCCAGAAGGTGGTGCTGCTCCCCGAGCGCTACAGCGACCCCGCCCCCTTGCTGGGCGCCCAGGAGCAGCTGGAGCGCATGGTCGACCGGATCTTCCTCGAGCAGACCCTCGACGCCAGGGTGTACGTCGATTCGCCCGAGCAGGCCCCGTTCGGCATGGTGCAGTTCAACGAGCACTACGCCACCGACCCGTACGGGCGCACCGTTACGAACATCAACCGCACCGGGGACCCGCAAGGGGCGCACTCGGTGTCGGTGCACGTGATGGCGGACTTCGCTTCCTACATCGAGCCGACGAGGGTGCTGCGCCACACGCCCGAGAGCGGGTTCGTGGACGGCCTGCGGCCGACCTCGGAGTCTTCGGGTGTCCTCGACGGCCGGGCGGAGGTGGTGTCGGCCCGGCCGATGAGGCCCGGCCGCAAGAAGGGGTTGTTGGGCTTGGTGGAGGTACGATCTGAGGAGGGGAAGTGGGGAGCCCCGTCCCTGGCCGTCATCACCTGGCCTCCCTCGGGGACGGGGCTCCTTCCCCAGGTCGAGTACCTCGACGAGGTCCCTGCTGCCCTGGGGGCGGGGCAGTACCTGTTCGACAGCAAGACGGTGCGGGTGGCGACGAACCCCGACGGCACCCTGGCCGGAGGGGTGGAGGCCGACCTCGTGCGGCGCTGGGTGGAGGGGTTCGGTCACCGCAAGGTGCGCTTGGAGGTGTTCGGCGGTGAGTGACTTCGGGCTCGACCTCCAGGCGCCTGTCCCGGCCGACCTGTCCGCCTCCCTGGCCCCGGGGGCCTACGCCCCGGCCGCCGTCACCCCTGACCTGGTGGACCGGAAGCTGACGGCGTTGCTGTCCCTGGAGAAGGTGCTCCCGGTGCCGGCGCTGCCCGACGAGGTGCGCTTGGACCTGGCGACCTCCGACCTGTTCGCCGACGAGAACGAGCTGTCGTCGTTCCTGGGTGGGGTGGCGGCGGACATCCGCTCGGCCACGGAGCCTTCGGCGGAGCCGCCGGGCGGGGACCTGCTGGTGCCGGACGCTTCGCCGGCGGGTCGGGTCCTGCTGGCCTCCCCCACCGCCGGCATCTCCAGGACCAGGGACTTCATCGACGCCCTGGCCGGGCGGGGCTCGGTCACCGGTGCCGAGGTGCTGAGCCCTGATGCGGTGGTCGACTTCAAGCGTGACGCCGTCCGGCGCGGCCTGCTGCCCGCTGACACCCCCCTCGACCGGCGCTGGGACCCGTCGCTGGTCTCGGCGTTCTACGACCGGCGCTCCCAGGAGTTCTCCGAGGCGATCGGCGGGGACCGCCCGGGCGCCATCTCGCTGGGCGGGGCGCTGGAGCTGGCGGACAAGTGGCTGTCGCCGACCGGCCTGCTGTCGGCGGCGATGGCGATGGACCTGGTCTGGAACCCTTCCGAGATCGCCCGGGAGGCGCGGGAGTGGGACGTCGGGGAGGGCATCAAGAAGCTGGGCGGGTGGTTCAAGGACCCGTTGGACTTCGGCAAGGCCGGCGACGCCCTCGACACGGTGCTCGGCCCGATCGACGAGATCGTCATGCCGACCCTGAACCTGCTGATGCTCGTGAACGGGGTGTCGTCGGTGGTGGCGTTCTCGCGGGTGGCTCGGGCCCTCAAGGCGGGCGGGGCGCTGGGTGAGACGTTGCGGGTGGGCGGCTCGATCGGCGGGGCGCTCGGCGCCCTCCCTGGGGTGCGCACGACGTTCCAGGTCGCCGACGTGGCCGCCGATGTGGGCCGGTTCACGAAGGCGTCGGTCCTGGCGCAGCGCTCGATGAATTCCCGGTTCTCGGTGCTGAACGCCGTCGGTGAGGGGATGGGGGCGTGGCGCCGGTTCACGACCACGGCCACCATCCGCAAGGCGGTGCAGAAGGGGATGCAGCTGGGGGTGTCGGGCCAGATCCAGGGCGCCCTGGCCGGCGCCGACGACGTGGGCATCGGCATCGCCGGGGTGGGCACGTTCGAGGACCGCTACTCCGCCGTCCGCCGGGCGGCCCGCTCCAACCCGCTCACCTTCGCCGTGTCCCAGGCCTTGGAGATCCCGTTCGCCCCGACTACCCTGGTCACGCCCGGCTCGGTCGGGCGCACCGTGCGACGTGCATCGGGATTGCTCGTACGGGGCGCCGACCGGGCCGGGTTCGGCGACATCCGGCGGGCGTTCGCCGGGCTCAACGACGACGCCCGCTTGACGATCGCCGCCGGCGAGTCGCTCCTGGCCATGGCGCCCGATGCCGCCACCCGTGCGCTCTACGAGCAGTCCTTGCGCAGGGGCGGGCACCGGCGCCTGGTGGTGGACGTGCTCGGCCAGGGCGACGAGGCCAGGGCCGGGGAGATGATGGTGTGGGGCATGACGGTGGCGGCGGCCCGCAAGCACGCCCACGCCATGGCCGCCTCGATGGTCGCCGACCCGGACTCGATCCCCTATGCGCGCCTGGTGGGCCTGTACCGGGGCAACATCCTGGCCCAGCTCAAGTGGTTGGACCTCGACCCGGCCGAGCTCGACACGGCGGCCGGCGTCCGGCGCTACCTGCACGTCCGTTCCGGCTTGGACTCCACCGACATGGTGGACGCCCCGGTGCTCGGTGCCCGCAAGGCCGCCTACCGGCGCCTCAAGGAGGCGTTCGAGGCGGACCCCGAGGCGTTCCGGGCGCAGGCCCGGATGGAGCTCTCCCAGCGGGAGCTGAACCGTCAGGCCGCTTGGCACGAGATCGTGGCCGGGGTGGACGAGGACGACTTCATCGGGGCCCTGGTCGACATGTACCCGACCATGACCGACTGGCCGGCGTTCTCGTCGGCCATGGGCGAGATCGAGGACACGGTGCAGTTCCGCCCCGAGCACATCCGGGTGACGGGGGTGGCGGCGGCGTTCCGGCCCGACAGCGTGGTGTCGGAGATGGATGCGGCCCTGAGGGGCGTGCTCGACGTGCCGTTCGATCCTCGCTCGCACACCCCCAACGGGCTCCGGGCCCACATCGACCACTTGATGGAGGCGACCTCCGATGGCCGGGGGGTCGTGACGGCCGCCCGGGCGGATTCCCCCACCCTGCAGGAGTGGTCGGTGCTCGAGGGCCGGGTGGCGCAGCTGCTGCGCCGCCGGGACGCCATGGCGGCCGTGGGCCGCAACGAGGGGGCGGTGTACGAGTCGCTGGCGTCCTACGCCGGGCGCCTCAGCGGTGCTGATGGTGCGCCGCTGGCGGTGTCGGAGCTGACCGACGCCCAGCGCAGCGCCTGGGCCGCAGAGGCGGCCGAGGCGCTCGGGCTCAGCGCCAGCGACCTCGACGCCTACTCCTCGGCGGCGGTGTGGACCCGGTCCTACGCCGACGACGTCCGCACGCCGGCGCAGGTGATCGATGAGGCGCTCACCGAGATCAACGGGTCGAGGGTCTGGGCTCGCTTCGGGATAACCGGGCGCAGCATCGAGGACAAGCTGGCGCGAGGGCGCCAGGGTGCGGAGTTCCTGGCCGCCGAGGTGACGGTGCCCGCCGAGCTGCGGGACCGCCTGGCGGCGCTGGGGTACAAGGCGGTGCGGGGCGTGGACTTCCTGATGGGCCAGGACATTGTCGGGATCGAGGGCCCGCTCGCCCACGTGCGCTGGTACGACCGGTTCGCCCACAGCTTCGGGACCTTCGCCGGCAGGGTGGACAACCTCGCCCTGACCCGGGCGAAGCAGGACCGGTTCCGCCAGGTCATCGGTCCCGAGCTCGCCCGGGTGGTGGCCACCAAGGGGCGTTCCGTCTACCGGAACGGGATCGACCCGACCGACGCCGACATCGCCCCGGACGGCCACGTCACCACCGAGATCCTCGACGAGCTGGACCGGGCGTGGGACGAGCTGGGCGTGGGCCTCGACGGCACGGCGGTGGCTTCGCACGACCCGATCGGGCGTTTCGCCGGCCGTGTCCTGCGCAACACCCAGCCGCGTTCGCGCTGGCACATGCGCGAGGCGGCGGTGCGGGCGCACATGCAGCGCCACCTGGGCATGACCAGGGAGGGGGCGGCGGCGGTCACTGCCGCCATGCGCAAGGCCAACGACGTGGGGTTCCGGTACCGGGGCCTGGCCTCGATCGAGGACCACATCGTGGCCAACAGCGCCCTGCGGGGGTTCCTGCGGAACTTCGAGCGCCAGGGGGGCCGGTACTCGGGGGCGACGATCGGTTCGGTGCTGGCCGACTATCGGGGTACCCGGTCGGGGCCCCTGGCCGGGGTGCTGGAGTCCACCGGGGCTTCCCGTGCCTGGTGGGCCGACAACTTCGCCTACCAGACCAGGCGCTCCGGGCCGGCGGCTCGTGTGGCCGGCGCCGCCCTCGGGGCGGGCCTGGGGGCCACCCAGTACGAGTCCACCGACGGGGAGCCGTCGGTGGAGGCGGCCCTGTTCGGGGCGCTCGGCGGCGCCATCGGCGGGCGCCGCATCGTGAACCCTCGCCTGGTGGCCAGGGCCGGGGCGGGCATCCTGGCGGCCCGGACCGCCGAGGGGGCCGACATCGACCCGAAGATCGGGTTCGCCCTCGGGGCGTTCGGGACGGTGCCGGCGGCGTCGAAGATCGCCACCGGGCTGAACCGCTCGGGGGGCCTGCTCGACAAGCTGAACATGGCGAGCTACGGGCGGCTCTCCGATGCGGCCGTGCACGCCCGCAACGTGTTCCGGTTCTCGCTGTCGCCGATCTTCGACCTGCAGCGCTACACCGAGAGCGCCGTCCTCGGCGCCACCGGCATGGGGGCCGACGTCCCGCTGACGACCAACTATTGGTCCTCGCTGGGGCGCTGGGCGCGCCGCTCCGACGTCGACCTGGGCGACTACTCCTCGCCGGCGGAGCTGCTGGCCGCCACCCGGACGATGTTCTACGAGCACACCGCCCTGGCGATGGGGCGGGACGTCCGGCGGTCGATGGACCTGGTGGACGACACCGATCGCTGGATGCGCGACGTCGGGATCCTCGGGTTCAATCCTCACGAGCAGTACGCCGGGGCGTTCGGGTTCCTGGTGCACCGCTCCGGCATGGACCCGACCGAGGCCGCCGCCAAGGTGTGGAACACGATGACCTACGGCGTGAAGGGCCCGGCGCCGTGGGAGCAGAGCGTCAACTTCATCTTCTTCCCGTTCAGCTTCACCAAGAAGTACGTGACCCAGGCCGCCAAGTTCCTCTCCGACGACCTGAGCCGGCTGGTGATCGCCCACGACGCCCTCAAGACCTGGGACAAGGTGTGGGCCGAGACGGACATGTCCCAGCGCTGGCGTGACTACCTGCCGATCCTGGGGACCCTCCGCAAGCTCAACGCCTTCCAGCTCGGCATCTCCCCCGGGGAGCTCGGCGGCATCAACCGGCCCCTCTACGAGATGTTCAAGGACGTCCCGGTGGGCTCGGAGATCGATGCGGCGGTGATGAATTTGTTCGTCCCCCAGGCGGTGCGGATCCGCACCGAAGAGGACCGCCGCACGCTGACCGACACCGTCCAGCGGGTGATCCCGATCTGGCGCGACGTCATCAAGAACGTGGTCGACGAGGACGGCGACCTGCGCCAGCAGTGGGCGGTCATCGAGGGGCTGACCGGGGCGTCGCAGGCCTTGTCGACCCGGTCGCAGGTGTCGCAGGGGTGGCAGGCCTACGCCGACATCAGGCGGCGCTACGCCTCGAGGGCCCGACTGTTCGACGTGTCGCTGACGGGCCTGCTGGGGTCCGACAACCCGTTCCACCGGATCGTGGGGAACGAGTACCGCTCGGAGATCCTCGACCTCGAGGAGCGCTTCCCGGGCTGGCGTGAGGACAGGGACGAGAGCGTGGCTCGGGCGGTGGCCCGCCAGCGCAACCTGGAGTACATCACGGCCCGGCCCTCCACCGAGGGGGAGGCGGCGCTGTCGGCGTTCCGGCGCCAGGTGGACGTGCAGCTCGCCATCTTGGGCATGGCCGGGGTGTCCGTCTCGGACCCCGAGGAGATCCCGACCTCCACCTTCGTCACGGTGCAGAACGCTGCCATCGCCTGGGCTGCAAGGGTGCCGTCGTTCCTGCCGCTCTACGATGAGTTCTACATGCGCCAGTGGGGCGACATCACCGAAAGGGTTCGCCGATGAACGACGTCGAGATCGCCGAACTGCTGGTGGGCATGGGCCTGGAACGGCTCGCTGCCACCGCCGTGGCGTTGCAGCTGAGCGACGCCGACCGTGCGGCGCTGGTGTCCATGGACCCGACAGAGGCCGCCGGGTACCTCGCTGACCGGGTGGAGGACTTCGGCTACGCCCTGCCCCCCGAGCTCCCGGAGGGCATGCGGGCGCCGTATCCCGGCGCTGGGCCCTTCCCGCCCCCGCCGGGGGAGCTGGGGGAGGGGCTGCGGGGGCGAGGCCCCGACGGCGGCACCGGGCTGAGCTACGAGCCAGCGCTCGCACGACCCGGCCTTGCGGTGACCAACGACGACGAGGAGGACGAGCCGTTCGCAACCGATGACACCGAGGCCTCCGACGAGGTCCTGTCGCGGTTCCTGTCGGAGGACTTCGACCCGTCGGACCCCGAGCAGGCCGACCAAGCTCTGCTGTCCAGTGCGCTCGTCGGCCTGCTGACGCCAGGGTCGGAGTCGTTCCAGATCCTGTCGGCGAACGGGGCGAGCACCGAGGAGCAGATGGGCATGCTGGTGGAGATCACCAACGCCCTGGCCGGGGTGCTGCCCGAGCAGTTCGGCGGCGGTTTGAGCCTCCCCGACCAGGACGCCTCCGAGGAGGACTTCGCCAGGTTCTCCCAGCAGGTGACCCTCTTGGGCGGGATCCTCAACGACCCGACCGTGCGGGAGACGCTCGGGGTCACCCAGGTGCTGGCCCCGTACCTGACCAACACGGTCACCGAGTACCGGCGGATCACCTACATGGGCTCCGACGGCCGGGAGGGCGAGATCGAGGTCCCCCACCTGCAGTTCAACCGGATCGCCGAGACGCCGGACTTCACCGAGGCGACGACGGCGGAGTTCTTCCGGTCGGCCGCCAAGCTCGGGGTGCGCCCGAGCGACCCCAAGCTCCCGTTGCTCGCCGCCTACCTGTCGGGGTCGGGTGCGGCATCCGAGCTGACCCGGGCCCTGTCGGGTGCAGCGAGCCGGGCTGAGGAGGCGGCGACGTTCGCCTACTCCTCGCCCACCCTGACCCGTTCCCTCGAGGCCCAGCGCTCCGAGATCACCCAGGTCAACTCGACCCTGGCCAGGGAGGCGTTCGGGGCGCTGGCGTCGTTCGAGCTCCAGCGCATGGAGGCGTTCGCCTCCCAGTTCTTCAACGACCACGACGCCCTCGGCCTGATCGCCCTGGACGACCCGGCCCTGGCGGCGAGGATCTACCAGCGGGGCGGGGTCGATGAGGCCGACGCCGCCAAGGTGCGCCGGATGCTGCAGTCGATGGGGCTCTGGGACGACTGGGTGTCGTCGTCGGACCCGGTGATCCAGGCCATCGTGCGCCCCGAGGCGACCGGGAACGGCCGATCGCAGAGCCAGCCCAGCGTGGTGACGTCCGAGCTGCTCGACGACAGCGGCTTGAAGGAGTTCTACCGCCAGGCGTACCGCCAGCTCCTGCTGCGGGACCCGACCGAAGCGGAGCTGGACAGCTACGTGCAGGCGGTGTGGTCCCAGATCCGCTCGGCCGACGCAGCGACCGCTGCCGCCCTCGACAGCGTCAGGAGCCAGTTCAAGCGCTGGAACATCTTCAAGGAGGAGTACGTCGGGGAGGGCCTGGACCCCTCCGAGGTCGACCCGAACGAGGTCGCCCAGACGATCATCAACGAGATCGAGCGCCCGGACCCCGAAGGGATCGGTTACGAGGCGCTGCGCAACTCGCCCCGCTTCGCTGCGCTGTACGCCAAGCGCCCCTCGGGCATGAGCGAGCTGGACTACTCCGGCCAGTTCGCAGCAGAGGTGGAGCAGTTCCTCGGGTCCCGGGTGTCCCAGGCGGCCCTGGACGCCCAGGAGGCGGGCATGCTCACCGGCGACACCAGGACCTCGGTGGGGCGGGCCTTGTTCTCCGAGGCGGGGGCCCGGTCCTCGTCGGTGCAGGACCGCCTCGCCAGGGCGGTGCAAGCGATCAGGGAGTTGGTGTAGATGGCGTCACTGTCAGAGCTCGGATGGTTCATGGCGGCGATCCGCCAGTTTGAATCGGGCGGGAACTACCAGGCGCAGAGCTTCTCGGACAACGATGGGCTGGGGTACGCCTGGGGTGCGTACCAGTTCATCGACGGCACCTGGAACGGGTACGGGGGGTACTCCTCGGCGCGCTACGCCCCACCCGAGGTGCAGGACCAGCACGCGGCCGAGCTGATGACTGCGTACTTCAACCGGTTCGGCACCTGGGAGATGGTGGCCGCTGCCTGGTTCGCCGGTCCTGATGCCGCCGAGAGCTGGCAGCAGTACGGGACAAACCCGTCCGACGGGGGGAACACCGTCAGCCAGTACGTGTCGAACATTCTGTCCCTATTCGGCCAGGTCCCCCCGGTGGAGGGGTACGGCGACGGGGACCCGCCGGTGGGCGGGAGTGGGGGCTTGACGCCCGAGGTGGAGGAGGGGGAGCTCGCCACCTCCGACGACGTCTACATGGCCGGCGGGGAGCTGCTCAAGACTGCCGACGGGAAGCTCGTCCTGCGCTACAAGGTCTTCGGGACCCGCCGACGGGGATCGGTGTACATCGAGTGGGAGGTGACCGACCTCCAGGCGTTGAAGCGCTCGGGCTACGACCCGAACACGGCCGGCGCCTATCACGTGATCGGCGGCCGGAACATCCTCGTGGACTACGAGACGGCCGGCGACGCCTCCGAGATCGGCCAGCTGGCCGAGGCGATCCCGGGCGCCAACACCATGGCGGAGGTGTTCGACGCCTACATCACGCAGTACTTCGGGCCGAACAACCCCGCGATCCGTGACCCCGAGATCTGGGGCGTCATCGCCCAGATCATGGCCAACCCGGACGCCACCAGTGCTCAGATCCAGTCCTGGATCGAGAACACCGACTACTGGCAGAGCGTCAACCTGGAGGCCAACGAGTGGAACGACCTGTCGCTGGCCGAGCAGGAGCGCCGGGTGGTCGAGATGGCGGCGACGGTGGCCGATGAGTGGTACAGCCTCACGGGCAAGACGATCTCGATCGCCGACGACCGGATTCGGAGGTGGGCACTCCAGATCGTCTCGGGCCGCAAGGTCTTCGGGGAGATCACGGAGCGGATCAAGGAGATCGCCCTCCGCAACCCCAACTCACCGTGGTCCCGCGGGATTCGCCAGGAGCAGATCAACCAGGGCCAGTTCGGGGCCGATACCGAGAACATCGCCATGCAGCTCGGCGACTTGGCCGAGCGCTGGGGGATTCGGATCCGTCCGAAAGACCTACGGGCGTGGGCCAAAGACATCCAGATGAACGAGCGCACCCAGGCCGACTTCCAGCGCTACATCGAGACGCAGGCCGCCGGCCAGTACCCCGGGGCCCCGCGGGGCATCGCCACGGCGGACTGGGCCAGGCCGTTCCTGCAGTTGCACTCGGAGATGATGGAGGTGGGTGACGTGGGCTTGTTCGACAAGAGCATCCAGCAGGCCCTGCAGCACGGCTGGACCCTGGGCGAATACGAGGACTACCTGCGCCGCCAACCGGCATGGCTGGAGACGGGCAACGCCCAGGACGAGCTGTTCGGCATCGCCGGCGAGGTCGGGCGAATGTTTGGGTACCAGTAGGAGGCCGTCGTGGCTGGCACGTTCTACCCTCGGATCTATCCCATCAGGCCCGATCTGACCGGCGGTTCGCCGGTGCCGCCCGAGTGGCCCCCGCCGGATAGGCCGACACCGGGTCAGCCCGGGTCTGGTCAGCGCCCGTCCGGGCCGCCATCAGGGAGTCCGATGCGCCCGCTCCCGGTGCGCCCGACGAGGCCGCCGAGGCCGATCAGCCCCCCGCACCCGGGCGGGCCCGGGCGGCCGCCCCGGCCGCCCATCAAGCCCCCCGCTGGGTCCAAGCCGCCCCGCCCCCCCGACTCCGGTGGTGGCACCGGTGGTGGCGGTGGGGGTGGTGGTGGTGGTGGTGGTGACCCGGGCCCTGATCCCCGGGTCACGGCGTCCACCATCGCCCGCCTGCTCGCTGCGTTCCCCTGGCTCGAGGCGTTGGGTTTGGCCTCCTGGCTCCCGGGGGTCATCACCGGGGCCACGTTCGGCTACGCCGTCACCGACCCGTCCGAGCTGGTGGGCCTGATCCGTCAGACCGAGCAGTACAAGAACCGGTTCGTGGCGATCCGGGCCCCTGACGGCTCGCTGCTGATGACGGAGGCCGAGTACATCGCCACCGAGCGCAACTACTACGACGTCCTGCAGCGCTACGGCTACGAAGCGGCGTACGGGTCGGCGGAGAGCTATGCAGCGTTCTTCCGCAACGGGATCAC